TGCCCTGTTCCTAAATCAACTTCATTTAACCCGTCAGCATCTATATATACACCATCAGGTACAACCCTAGCAATAACTTGTTGTAGTTTTAAATGCGTCATCTGTATTAAGTCGGCAAAAGGTATCATTCTTCTTACTAGCGACTCTATAACTCCTTTGTACATTCTTGGGGCAACAGCTACATAATTAGGCATAGCGTGTTGTGAACTAGACTTAGGTCTAACCATGTTTTTAGCTAATTCCCATTTTAAAAGAATATTAGTTCCCATAACCATGACGCCATCATACCACACGTCTATAGTTTTTTCTATTTTTTCAAAGTTACCGTCTTCTAACATTTCGTCGGGCGGATTGAAAGTGTCATCTTTTTCAATCATCTTAGAGTTACCGTTGTCCATTTTCTTTTTCTTATAAACCATCTTTTGCGTGGTCTTATAATTAAAATACATTAAGGTACATGTGTCTCTATAAAAAATATCGTTTTCATAATATTGAGCGGTATTAAAATAATCATACCAGCTTTGACTATACTGCGCAATTTTTTCTAAATCATCTTTTGTAAGAGTAGGGTCAATTTTAACTAATTCGGTTATAGGAACTGTTTTAATTTCTCCCCAGTAAAAACAATCTTTAAAATGAGGGTCTTCTGTATAGCTATACACTACATTAGCTGGGTCAACATATTTTACTTCAACTCCTGCTCCTGGCAAAAACTCATGTTTTGCCACTGCCATACCTGTTACCATCATGTCGTAATCTAATCTTTTACGAATGTCTTGATAATGACTTTCAGCAAACATTGTATCAATAGCTTGTTCTTCTGCGATTTCTATAGCAGGCTTATAATTTAAATTCATATACAATGAAAGCTCTTCATCGGAGGAAGGCAGTTCGTTAGGATCCATTATAAAAGGATCAAAACCTGTTTGCTCTTGAACGGTTTGCAGTACCTCTTTAGCCGCCATTTGCCCTTCTATCATGTCTTGATATTTACTCCGTTTGGATTGTGAAAGTGCGTCTTGGGCGTAAGCTTTAACTTTAAATAAACGATCAGACATACCATTAACAACTATGTCTACAAACTTTGCTATAATTGGAACAGGTGTCCAGTCTAAATTTAGATATGACAAATCCCCGTCTACAGCTAATTCGTTTTTATATTTAGCTATTGACTGTTCGCCTCTTGCGTATAATCTTAATCTGTTAAAGTCGCGCCATTGAGAATAATATCTGCATCCGTTTGAATCTTTTCTAAACCATTCATATTGGATGGCTTGACCTATCTGTAGCCCATATTGTTCAGTTGCTTTTTCCGCGTCTGAGACATATTGACTTGGAAAGCCTACAGATGAAATGTCTATTTTAACTTCTTTCATCTAATTAATTCACTTAAAATTCCTTCATTACTATATCTTGCAAAGTTAAGACTTATTTTGGATTGTTTTTTCTCAGGTAAATATATACCTTTTTGATTTGCCATTACGGCTAATCCAGAGCTTATACTCGCATCAAACTTTGTTCTATTGCTTACATCAAATTTTGCCCAATCATCTAATGTCTTTGTAAAATACATTGAGCCCATTTCGTCAGCAGCTCTATAGGTAGACTCTAAGTCTAAACCTATATGTTTTTCAATGTAAGACTCAATAGCTGCCGCATGTGATTGCTTTACGTCTTCAGAGGTGTTAGGTATACCTCCTAATTCTTTTTCTGTCTTGGAAAGCTTAGTATAATGTTTGTCTGGTCTGTTCATGCAATATCCCCTATATCCTCTGTTTTTAAAATGATACAAAAGCCTAGGTTTGTTGTTTTCTACAAGAATAGGCATGCTATAATAAACACAAGCCATAAGAACTTCTTCAAAAAATATTTCTGCTGTTTGAGGCCGTGCAATATATTCTAAAAAAAATTCATTACTTGGCGCTTCATCCATGCTAAATTTAGTTAATCCGTGCAAAGAACCGTTTGACCCTCTGCCTCCCACAGTTCCTGATATGTCATACGAGTCACATCCAAATGCTCCAATATGCTCATTAACAGGATAAAAAGAATTATTTTTTTGTATTTTTTGATTTTGTAAATGTTTGTTGGGAGACCATGTTATTTTAAACCTTCCCCTGTTATCAGGTGTCCATATAACCTCACTGTCTTTTTTGCCGTCTTTCCAATAAAACTTTCCTTGTGTTACATGGTGTTCCATAACTAAAGAATCATTGTAGTCTATTTGTTGATATATTTTTGTAAGGTTAAATAACGACCCCTTGCTTTCATCCCTGAAAGCGTGAGATTCGCTTCGTGGAAACTGACGATAAAATTCATTTAAAGCGTCTGGGTCTTTTTTTAATGAATCCACTTCCGCTTTCCAATAGTCTATTGCTCCATTTTTTATCCACTCCCCATCCACACCTTTTATCGGTTTAGCGGGTTTATAAAAAACCGGCATGCCGTAAATGTCAATAAACCCTTCCATATTCCATTCCATAGGTATAAATAAACTATATAATCCGCTTTTAGTTTGCCCGTTGGAATTACGTTGTGCAACGTTAGAGTCATCGTATAATTTTTTAAAATTATCACCCCCTTTGTTCAAAGCGTTAGACGTAGACCCCATCATACATTTGCCAATAATTTTACTTCCTAGTCTTAGACAGGTTTTAGTAACCCTCCAGTTGTTTAAAATATTATTTGGTTTTATCCATTTACCGCTTTCATCATGAACTAAAAGTAAAAGTTTTTCTCCGTCATAAGAGTTGTCGTCGGTGTTTTTCCAATCGATTGTAGTGTCTAGACCAAAAAGCTCTTCATCTACTGTGTCGTACATGTTTTTTTTAGTAATCTTTGAGGCTGGAATTCTAAAAGCTAATTCTGTTTTAGGTTTATCCATTCCGTCTTGTATGGGTTTAAAAAAGAAAGGAAGCCGATTAGCTATTGGAACTACTTTGTCGGTAAACATTTTTTTTGCATCTGAACCAGTTTTAGATAAAATACCTACCCTTGAATCTTTTGCTAATGTACCTTTATTAACACATTCTGAAGAACCCATAAAAGAAAACCCAGATCGTCTTATCTTAAGATAATCTAATCCAAAACATCTGTTGTCTGCCTTGCAAGCCTCCCAATATAAAAAGAAAATTCTATTGGCTTCTCTAAAATCTGGAAACCCAATATCAATATTAGTCCATTGAAGATACATGTAATGTGATCCAGATATATAAGTGGGCGTGCCGTTGTTATAAAACCAATGGCCTAATTCTCTTTTATCAAACTCTGTTTCTATATAATCTACCCATTTAGATTTAAAAGCAGTTGGCATTTCATTCCATTGAAAAATAGATTGTATACGAAAAAGTTCTTTGGGTAATTCTTTTCTTTCCCAATATTGGTTGTGAGCTTTTGGTGAATTTTTAATTATTTGCTTTGGAGGCTTAGGCAGTGCTATACATAAGCCGTTTATATTTATAACATCTTTTATTTCTCCACTTTTACTTATAACCACTACATCGTACTTTTCGTTATATCCGTAAAGCCAAGTGCGCGCTTTGTTTTTTTTAGCCAACACAGTCCTTGGAATATAATCCTCTAGTTTTTGATATAAATTATTTAGACCTTCTTTCTGCAAATCCTTGTTTTGTTAATGTTTTATCTTTAGTATTAATGCTAGCTATATTTTCTTGTTCTTGATCTATTTTGCTTAATATATCAAAAGCATCGAATATAGCTAATTTTTTTGTAGCCGCTGCATTTTTTAAACGATCCGCCGCAAGCTCGTCTTCGGGGTCAGGTTTTATAATATCTTCTCTTGCTACTTTAATAAGCTGCTCAACGGCTTTTCTTCCAGCTTCAATTATTTTAACTTTTAACTCTTCAGATTTCATTTTTATATATTTTGATTGATTCACTTTGAGCTAATGCTTTTTTAGAATCAAATCCATTTTTTTTAATATAAGGATAAAAATGAACTTTTTCCCAATGCTCCCTATATTCTACTCCCCCTGGAAACTCTTCACTACATTGACTGCATTTAATAATATTTTTCATTTTCTTATAAATATTACTTGAACTAATCTTGAGTTATTGCCTGAACCAAAATTATCTTTTAAGTTCCTAGAATGACAGATTTCAGAATCAAAAACCACCATTCGGTTGTACTTATAATATATAGTGCAAGCGGGATCTCCTTCTTCATATAATGTTGTTCCAGCTTCTTTGGGATGTTTTTTGTTTAAATAAAGCAAAACAGTTTTATCTCCCATCATTTCATCTGTGTGTTTAAAATTAGGTTCTTTCTGAAACTCAGGAGATTGTCTAATAAAATTATAAACTATTCTGTACTCTGGATATATTGATTTTACTATAATTGCTAGCTCGTCATTATCCCTTACTTGTATTCCTTTAAAAGTATAATCGCCGTCTTCTACATCTACAAACTCTCCTTCTAATACTTTTTCAACGTATTTATCTGGATTTACTAATAAATGGTCTAAGACTAAAATATTCATAAAACCACTGTT